TTGCAACAATATTTCAAGGAATTAGTCTTCCAAAGAGAGATCGACCTGTATATTTAAATGATATGTTAAATATCAGAATAAGAGCAAGCTATTTAAAAGGCTTGCCAAAATTTAAAATAATATTTGATGATGATAAATTTAATAATATTAAATGATGGGTTATATAATTTAATTCCTGTTACACAACAGGTGTTAGATAGTATAACCTTAGTCACTAAAGTTGATTGTTTTGAACTTTGTGATTTAATAAGAAATCAATTAACAATTTACATTAATGATTTAAACACTTATGTTATGAATGACAAAAGTGGTTATTTTTATGGGTGTATTTGTAAATAAGGAAATTTAATGGATACAAGTAAATTAAGAGAACAACTAAAAATAGATGAGGGTGTTAAATACGAAGTTTATGATGACCATCTTGGTTATAAGACATTTGGTATTGGACATTTAGTAACTCCTGAAGACGAAGAATATGGCTCACCTTGTGGAACGCCTATTGCCGTTGATAGAGTTAATAGTGTATTTGATAAAGATGTTGAGACTTATATATCTGAATCTGAAAAAGTATTTGGTAATTTACAACAAATGCCTGAGGAAGTTCAACAAGTAATTGTTAATATGTGCTTTAATATGGGTGCACCTCGTTTAAGTCAATTTAAAAAATTTATAAAAGCAATTCATGATGAAGATTGGAAAACCGCTTCTGTTGAGATGTTAGATTCTAGATGGGCTAAGCAAGTTGGTGAAAGAGCCAATAGATTATCTGATAGAATAAAGGCTATTAATTGAAACACTAAACATTGGGAACATAATAATTTGTTTGCCGATTATTACATGAAATATTTAAAATAAATTATTATAATAAAGGTAAACATGAATGAGAATTACGAATTAAGTTTATTTCCTTTTCAACAGGAAGTATTTGATCACTCAGCACGATTTAAGATTGTTGCTGCGGGTAGAAGAACGGGTAAAAGCTTTTTAGCTTCTGTTATGGCATATGCTCATTGTTTACAACACAGAAATCAACGTGCCATTTTAATCGGGCCCACTATTGGTATGATTCGTGAGTCAATGTGGACTACGCTGAAAACAATTGTTCATAGATCTCATTTAGAAGGTTTACCAAGAGAAATGGATCTAGAATTACGCTTTATTAACGGATCTAAAATTTCTTTAAAAGGATTCGATAGACCAGACTCTTTGCGGGGGATCTCGCCTTCTCCAAGTCTAATTGTACTGGACGAATTTAGCTTCATTAAACAGCACGCTTTTACTGAGGTAGTATTGCCGATGGCAGCCGATCCTAAACGAAAAGCTAAGATACTTATCATCTCAACACCAAAAGGTGTCCAGGGTGATTTTTATGAGTTATTTAATAAAGGACAAGAAGATAGGGCGGGTATATGGAAATCTTGGCAATTTACTGCGGAGTCTGTAAGACCAGATATGAAAGAAGAATTAGAATTAGCTAAGGCTACATTAGATATTAAGACATATGAACAAGAGTACTGTGCAACGTTTAATAACACAGGAGATAGTGTCTTCTATCAGTTCTCAAGAGAATGGAATGTTTCTGATAATCTCTTACCACTAGGTGAGCAAGAGCCTGTTCATATAGCCATTGACTTCAATATTAAAATCATGGCCAGTAGTGTATTCGCTCATAGAGGCGATCAACTACATTGTTTAGAGGAATTATACGGATCTGCTGATACTCATCAATTAATTCGTAAGATTAAATCTAAATATAAAAACCGAGATATTACAGTATATCCTGACGCTTCGGGAAATGCTAGAAAGACAAGTGCAGCTACTGGGGTTACTGACTTCTCTATATTAAGAGATGCAGGTTTCAGAGTATGTGCTAGAGCAAAACAACCACCTATAATAGACAGCGTTAACTGTGTTAACAGCCTATTAAAGGATGCTAATGGTGTTAGTAGACTGTTCTTTAATAAGGACTGTACTAGAACTATAGCGTCTATGGAACAGACAGCCTGGAAGGTAGGTCAAACTACTGGAATGGATAATGCTACTATAGACAAGACTAAGAACACTGAACACTTCTCAGATGGTATCCGATACATTTGTGAGTACTTATACCCTATCGGTAAAAAGAAACCCGCTGTTATCCGTGATAGATCGTGGAGTTTCTAAGAGCCCTGTTGCAAAATTGGGCTAACAAGTAAGTAGTTATTATTAACATGCTAATCAAATAATCAAACGTTGTTTAATAGCCCTATAGTGTTATATAAATAGCCACTTATTTGTGTTTACAGCCGTAGGTTTGTGTATCCAAATACCCAACTGACAGCCAAAAAGTTTTTTAGAATCATTACAAACTACACCCAAGCCTAAAGCCAAAAGCCCCCAACATTAAGGGCTTTGACTGGAGTCTTACAGCATTACGCTGTGGGCCATGGGCCTAGGGGGGTGGGGGTGGGTCTTTATCTGCGGTATGTATACTAATAGTTGTTAAGGCTTGAGGCTTTGGGGGTACAACCCCTTTTTAAAATTTTCAGGCTTGGCCAAACACACATAGTTGTAAACAAAAATTAACTTGATCTGGTATTACGCCAATCAAAACTTTATTCAACCTGAGTAAGTCCGTGATCTGCTCTACTAATGTTTAGGAAACACACAAATGTCAATTAAATACACAAATTCAAGCGTAGTTAAAACTACCGAACAGAAAAAAGGGCCTGGATACCCTAATGATGAGTATCTAAGCCAAGTAAACGAATGGAAAAGAAACAGAGCCGTCATCCAAGGGCCATCTTATACAAAAGATTTCGATACAGTACCAAGTTCAGATAACTTATTACTGCCTTTTAACCCTACAATGACCCAATCTCAATACGATTTCTACAAAGCCGAGGCCGAAGTCCCAGGCGTTACATCAGAATTTTCAAAAATGATTATAGGTGGTTTATTAAGAAAACAACCCCTATTAGAAATTAACAATGCCCCTGAGGGTGCTAAACAATGGATATTAGACGATATCGGTGGTGATAAGTCTAACTTATTATCATTTTTAGGTACTGCTTTATGGGAAGAATTACAAACATCAAGAGCCTGGATCCAAATAGATTATCCTACTGTTGATTTAGACAGCCTAAGCCCTGAGGAAAGACGAGAGGTTAAGCCTTACCCAGTGCTACACACAGCTGAGAATATTATTAACTGGTCAACATCAACTGACATTAAAGGTCAAGTTAAGTTAGATCAACTTATAACAAGATATTTTACTTTAGATTATGATCCTAACTCACCTTATCACCCTAAATACGTTGATAGTGTACAAGTACACAAATTAGATGAGAATGGATTATATATTATTGAGAACTTTGTTAGAAACACGTCAGATACACCAAGTTTTATTGATGGTGCTATTGATTATCAGTTTGATCAATTAACTGACGAGTGGATTAGTACAGGTCTTAATGATAACTTATTTAAGAATGGTGAGAGAATGAATTTCATTCCCTTTTACCCATTAAATGGATCTGTTGATACAGTAGACCCTATGATGACTCCTATTGTGAATAGAGAAATAGCTTTATACAATAAAATAAGTAGACGAAACCACTTATTATATTTATCTGCTACCTATACACCAGTAGTTAAGTCTGATTCATTAACAGAAGCTGAAAAGAACGATCTTGTTAAACAAGGTCTTGGTACTTGGATGTTTGTTAATAAGGATGACACAGTTGAGACATTACAAACTCCTACAGACGCTTTAAAAGATATGGAAGCAGCTATTAAGAATGGATATGACGAATTAACTAGAATTGGTGTTAAGATGTTAAGCCTAGAGCCTAACAACTCCGATCAATCTGGTGTAGCCCTATCGTTACGTAACGCATCTCAAAATGCAGCCTTGGCTACATTGAATGCTAAAGTATCTGAGGCTATGAAAAAGATCATTAAACATTTAGTTAACTGGAGATATGATATTGATATCAAAGAGGCTGATATTAGATTTAATTTATCTAGTGATTTCAATCCTGCACCTCGTGGGGCTGATTGGATGAGACTAATTACTGAATGGTATTCTGGGGGTTTAATTCCTAGATCTGCTTTCATTGAATTAGCTAAGAACAATGATGCTTTACCTACTGATTATGATGATATTGGTGGTAAAGATGAGATATCACAAGATGATCGTATTATATCGCCAAGAGAACAATATGAATCTGAACTTAAATCATTAGAGTCCTCAAGTAAACAAGATGAAGACGAGGATAATGATGAACAAGTTAAGTAGTTATATAATTTTTGGGGCACTGGTAATATACCTGTGCTCCATAACAGCTTTAGCAAGAGATAAGATTATTAAGGACAATAACAAAATTTTAAAAACACAATAAAGGATTATAGAAATGATAAACAAGGACAGAGATGAATTGTTAACCGATTTTGGTAAAACAACACTTAAAGATAGATATTTATTACCCGAAGAGGATAGTCCACAAGAAGCATTTATGAGAGCAGCGAAAGCTTACTCTGACAATGATGAGATGGCTCAAAGAATTTACGATTACGCAAGTAAACAATGGTTCATGTTTAGTACTCCTATTTTAAGTAATGGTGGAACTAAGAGAGGCATGCCTATTAGTTGCTTTTTAAATTATGTTGGTGACTCAAGAGAAGGTATTACAGGACATTACACTGAGAACGCCTGGCTAACGTCTATAGGCGGTGGTATAGGTGGTTATTGGGGTGATATAAGATCTGATGGTACAAACACAAGTGGTGGATCTCAATCTTCTGGTTCAATACCTTTTTTACATGTTGTTGACAGTGAAATTATGGCCTTTAGCCAAGGTAAGACAAGACGTGGTAGTTATGCAGCCTATATGGATGTATCACACCCTGAGATATTAGAATTTTTAGATATAAGAAAACCAAGTGGTGGAGATATACATAGAAAATGTTTAAATCTACATCATGGTGTTAATATATCGAATAAGTTTATGGAATTAATTGAAAGATGTATTGCTGAGCCTACTTATGACGATACATGGAACTTAATTGATCCACATACAAAAGAAACTATAAGAACTGTATCTGCAAGAGATTTGTGGCAAAAGATATTAGAAAATCGAGTAGCTACTGGTGAGCCGTATGTATGTTTTATTGATCATATCAATGATGCATTGCCTGAAACACAAAAAGCCCTAGGCCTAAAAGTTAATCATAGTAATTTATGTACTGAGATAACTTTACCTACAGCCGAAGACCGAACTGCCGTATGTTGTTTGTCTTCTGTTAATTTAGAAACTTATGATGAGTGGAAAAATGATAAATTGTTTATAGGTGATCTTGTAAGATTTTTAGATAACGTATTAACTTCATTTATTGAAACTGCACCTGAACATGTATTCAGAGCGAAGTTTTCTGCAACACAAGAAAGATCTATTGGTCTTGGTGCTATGGGTTTTCATGCTTATTTACAAAAATGTGGAATACCATTTGAATCAGCATTAGCTAAAGCTAAGAATTTAAATATATTTAAACATATTAAAACTGAGGCTGTGGCTGAATCTAAAAGGTTAGCTGTAAAACGTGGTGAAGCCCCTGATATGGAAGGTACTGGAATGCGTAATGCTCATTTATTAGCAATTGCACCCAATGCCTCAAGTTCTATTATCTGTGGTACTACATCACCTTCTATTGAGCCTTATAGAGCAAATGCTTATGTTCAAAAGACTATGAGTGGATCATTTTTAGTTAAAAACAAACATTTAGAAAAACTATTAGAAACAAAAGGAATAAATAATGATAAAACGTGGACTTCAATACTTGCAAACAGGGGTTCTGTATTGCATATCAAAGATTTGTCAGATTACGAAAAAGATATATACAAAACTTCGATTGAAATAAACCAACAATGGATAATTGAACATGCTGCGGATAGACAAGAGTTTATTTGCCAAGGTCAATCATTAAATGTTTTTGTACCTGCTGATGTTAACATAAAAGAATTACACGATATTCATATGTTAGCCTGGAAGAGAAAATTAAAGACATTATACTATTGTAGAAGTGAAGCTATTAAAAGAGCCGAACTTGTATCGTTAAAAGTTGAAAGAACAATAATACCTGAAGCTGATTGTTTAGCTTGTGAGGGTTAAGGAATAATTATGATTAAAAAAAAATTAACTATAACAGAAAAATATCGTCAACTTAAAAAACAGACAGAACAAGCAGGAATGAAAGTTAAAGAAGAAGATGGTAAAATTGTTGTTACTGGAAAACCAAAAAGGAAATAAAGAATATGAGTCTATTTAAGTCACGAACACATTATAAACCATTCGATTATGAATGGGCGTTTGAAGCTTATGACACAATGCAAAAGATGCATTGGTTACCAAGTGAAGTACCATTGCATGAAGACATTAGAGATTGGAATGAGAGATTAACTGAAGAAGAAAAAAGTCTTATCAGTAATATTCTTAAATTCTTTACTCAAGGTGATGTTGATATTGCTCAAGCTTACTTAGATAGATATATTCCTAAGTTTAAACCACCTGAAATTAGAATGATGTTAAGTTCATTTGCTAATTCAGAAGCTAATCATGCTCATAGTTATTCATTACTTAATGATACTATTGGTGAAACACAATTAACTGATTATAAGGCATTTCAAGAGTATAAAGAGATGTCTGATAAACATGCTTACTTATTTAAATCTAAAGGTACTGGAACAGAAGGTCTTATAAGAGATATTGCTTGTTTTAGTGCTTTTGGTGAGGGTTTACAATTGTTTGCATCATTCGTTATGCTACTGAACTTTCAACGGTTCGGGCGTATGAAGGGGATGTGCCAAATTGTAACTTGGTCTATAAGAGATGAAACTCATCATGTTGAAGGAATGATTAAATTATTTCATACATTGATAAAAGAAAATCCTGAAGTATGGACTGAGAAGTTTAAAGCTGAAATATACCAAACTGCTAGAGAGATGGTAGATCTAGAAGATAAATTTATAGATCTTGCATTTGCTAAAGGTGGTATTAGAGGTTTAAAAGCTGAAGATGTTAAACAGTATATAAGATATATTGCTGATAGAAGATTGTTACAATTATCATTAAAACCAAATTACAAAGTTAAAGAGAATCCTTTAAGTTGGCTTGATTGGGTTATTAATGGTGTTGAACATGCTAACTTTTTTGAAAGTAGAGCAACTGAATATAATAAAGGTACTATAACTGGAAGTTTGTGGGGATAGTATGGAATTTATGTTAATATTATATGTCTGTGCGAGTACATCAACTATGTGCTCACCTGCTTTGGAGTCTGAGGCAAGATATAAAGATCTATATGATTGTTTAACAGATGGTTATAAAAAATCTATTATTCAAATGGAAAAGATAGGTAGAGATACCACTAATAATTTAGGTATATCTATTAGGTTTGAATGTAAAAAGAATAAAATCGAGGAGGCTTAATGGCAAAGTATCAAGGTCGAACTGTAAAGCTTAATAAACCAATGCAAGGTGATGTTAAAAAGTTTAAGGTATTTGTAAAGAATGCAAACGGTAATGTAGTAAAAGTTAACTTTGGTCAAAAGGGTGTTAAGATTAGAAAATCTAATCCTAAAGCCCGTGCTAGTTTTAGAGCAAGACATAAGTGTGCTACACCAGGGCCTAAGACAAAAGCTAGATATTGGTCTTGCAGGAAGTGGTAATTTAAAAGAGGAGATAACATGTTATGTTGTTGCAAAAGAAGAAGTATAAAAAAGACGAAGATGAATATAAGACGAAAAAGAAAAAGTCTAAGAAGAAAATAAAATATAAAAGGAAATAAAAATGATTGAAGATAAAGTAATTACAATAAACGATAAAGAATATAAAGAAAGTGAACTGTCACCTACTGTTAAACAAAATTTAGCAATACTAGGTGATTGTAATAATAAAAAGATACTAGCTAGTTTAGATGTTGCTAAAAACGATATCTTAATTGCTGAATATTCTAAAAGAATTAACGATGAGTTAGATCAACTCAAAGATAAAAAGTAAAAGGAATAAATGAGTATAAACGATGATATATTATCTAGAGGGCTGAAAGAACGTGCCCTTTTAAGTCTTTACGAAAAGAAACTAGATACCGATTTAACAAAAGTCATGTCATCCCATAAAAAACGATTAGTTAACTCTGCTTTAAAGAATGGTAACAAAAGTGTAAACGCTTTAAACCGTGCTTTAACTTTAGAGACTAGAAAAACTTATCGTAAGATATACAGAAATGGAATTTCAGAATTAAAAGCTTTGGCTAATACTAGTTCTAAGTTCCATAACAATACTTTAAAACAAAGCTTAGGTAAAGTTTATAGAAGTAAAGTGTATACTGGGTTGAAAGTTAATGATTTAATTATTAATTCAGCAGGAACATACTCAGAGCAAATTGCATCTATCAGTTTAACACAACAGAGAAGAATTAAGGATGTTGTGAGAAAAGGTATGATAGATAACTTAGCTGTTAATAAAATTGCTAAGAATGTAGGTGATTCAATTGATTTACCTAGTGCTCAATTAAAAACTTTATCTAGAACTGCTATAACTGAAACATCAAGTAACGTATCTAATGCAACTTACAAGTTGAATGAAGATGTAATTGATGGATATCAATATGTAGCAACTTTAGACTCAAGAACTTCTATGATCTGTGGAAGATTAGACGGTAAGGTTTTCAGATTAGATGATAGTAGAGGTGTAAGACCTCCACAACATTTTAACTGTAGATCTACAACTGTTCCTATTGTTAAATCTTATGAGGATATAAGAAACACAAAAAGTTCTAGAATTAGTAAAAGAAAATTACAAAGAATCTCTAAAAGTAAGAGAGCATCTTTTAATGGTCAAGTAGCAAGTGAAACTAACTACGCTAAGTTCTTATCAGAGCAAGATGATAACTTTAAATTAACTGTATTAGGTAATAAACGTAGAGTTGAAATATTTAATACTGGTAAGTTAAAGTTTACACAATTTAGTACAAAAGATGGTCAATTAGTATCAGTAGGTAGATTAGAAGAATTACTTAATGGTGCTAAGGTTAAACCGATTAAAAGAGTTGTTAAGGAAACAGTTAATAAAGTTTCATCAAAATCTGTTAAGGTAATTAATTCTGATAATACTTTTGCTTATGATAGTAATTTAAATATTAATGAATTTAATAACAAACTAGACGCATTAGATGGTCAAAAAGAAGTTAATGCTAAGATAGCTAAATTTATAGAATCTAAAAAACTAAGCATAATGTATATACCGAGATCTTTTGGTAGAAGAGTTGTTAGAGAGAAACACTATGATAAGATGTCAGATATGTATAAGAAAAACAATAACGGTGATGACTTATATAGAGTACATCCACAGTTAAGACCAGATAATAAAAAGGAAAGACCTGGTTCTCATTATCATATGGATGATTTCACTAAGATACCTAGAAATATGAACGGTTTTACACAGCTAAAAGTAAGGTTACCTGATGGTAGAGTTGAGGATAACTTTATAGGTGTTGTTATAGATGATAAGAAGGCTAACTTTAAAAATGTAAATACTATTAATATTCAAAAAGGTACTAAAAATGCATTACAAGATGCTTTTGATAATTCAGGGCCTAGAATAAGAAGGTATAAAGATGGATCTTCATTTAATCTTAATTGGTCAATAAGTTCTATGCAAAAAACAGATATTGAAACTAAATTTGTGACTACACTACATGAATTAGGTCATCAAATTCATTATCATGCTGTGAAAAATGGTTTTAGAAAAGAAATGTTTGATAAATTAACTGTTTATGGAACTTCTAAACCAGAAGAATATTATGCTGAACTGTTTGCTGCATATGCAACTAATAGGAATGAACTTAAAAGACTATACCCAAAATTAGCTAAGTTGATGGATGATATGTTAGATGAAGCTATTGAGTCTACTAATAAAGTAAAACTTAGTATGTTTGGTGATAAATATGTAGATTAAAATAAAGGATTATATTATGGCAAAAGAGTTATCTAAACAATTTGATAAAGCTTATGAATTGTTAAATAAAAAAATTGACCCTAGAAAAATAAGGGTTGAAATGGACAAGTTACGTAAAGATGTACCAAAAGATGAATTAAAATTTTTTGATGATCTTTATGATACTGTCATTAAATAAAAAGAATTTATATTTGTTTATAAGTATAGATTCATTAATAAATATAACAAGGGCCGTGTCCCAAGGAGAAGATAATGAGTGAAGAAATAAAAGTACAAGAAGACACTAAAGTAGAAGAAACTAAAGTAGATAATACAGATATTAAAAGCCTGGTTGATGCTGAAGTTGCTAAAGCTATTAAAAACATTAAATCTAATTTAGATAATGCATACAGTGAAAGAGATAATGCTCTTGCTGCTGTTGCTGAAGCTAAAAGTGAAAAGCAAAAAGCTGAAATAGAAGCCTTAGAAAAACAAGGCAAGCATTCAGAAGTTATGCAAATGAAAATAGCTGAGATGAGTGCTAAACTTGAAACTTATGAACAAAAGAACACAGAATTAAGCAGAGATAACGCTGTGCGTTCTCAACTTAACTCTTTAAACTTCAAATCTGATAAAGCCGCTAATATGGCCTATCAAGATATCGTAGGAAGTTTAAAGAAAGATGCTACTGGAAATTGGGTACATGAAAATGGCCTAAGTATTAATGATGCTGTGTCATCATATGCTAAAGACGATAATAATGCGTTTTTATTCTCAGTTAAAGCAAATGCGGGTACGGGTATTAACCCTGCTAAACCCGCTTCAGGAAACAATCCTGTCAAATCTATAAAAGAGATGTCAACTGACGAACTACTTGCTAATATTGAAAAGGGTAACGTTAAAGTTGACGGAGACTGGGCTGACTAAGCCTAATCTTTTATAATAATAACCGAGGCAATAATGCCTCAATAATAATAAAAGGAAAAAACAAATGACTGTAACAAGTTCAAATTTTAATAACATTGCTAAAGCAATTTCTGCTTACGCTCAAGCTGAAAGAACTGATGCTGCGTTATTAACTTCAACTGCTTTAGTTGGTTCTGACGCTAGAATTACTGATTCAGGTGAAAATTACACAGGTACACTAAGATGGTTAGATTTTGCTGATCCATCAACTTCTTACAAACAATCAGAGACTATTACTGATGCTAACATTAACTTAATGTCTGCTTCAAACAAGTCTGCGGTTTATGTAAAAAACATTGATCACGTTGGTGCTCAAGAAGCTTCAATTCAAAAACTAGTATCTAAAGTAGATGGTTTATCTTACTTAGGTTCTCAATTCGCTGCTGTAAGAGCAAGAAGAGAAGACCTACAATTAAGATCTATCTTAAATGGTGTTTCTGATAAAATTTGGGGTGCTACTGCTATTGGTGCTTCTGATTCAGAGGCTGTTGTAGGATCTTTTGGTTACTACACTGGTTCAGATTCAGGATCAAACCCTGCAGCGTTATTTGCAACTGAAACAAATGCTAATAAAAGATCTGCTTTCTTCGATAAACTATTTGATGCAATGACTGCAATCAAAGGTGAATACGAAGAGCCTTTTTACTACCTAGTAGTTGACACTGCTACATACAACATTATGAGAAAACAAAACGTTCTTGATGTTGCACCTGTAGTTGATGGTAACTTTAGTTTTAATACTGTTATGGGTGGTAAAATTAGATTAGTTATTAACAACCAAGTACTAACTGCTAACATGCCTTCAGGCTTAAAGGTTTCTTACCTTGCTAAACCTGCTGCATTTCATTACAGCGAAATCGGACAAGTTAACCCAACTGCGGTTGATAGAAACGAACTAGCAGGTAATGGTGGTGGTGCTGTTACTATCCTATCAAGATGGGGTAATATCATGCATCCTAAAGGTTTCTCGTGGGCGGGATCTGCAACTGCATACCCTGCAAACATTGACCTAGCTGATGGTGCTTCATGGACTGTTCATGCTACTAACGTTAACCAAATGGGTATATTCCCTATATTCCACGGTTAATTATTATAACTATTAGATACGGAGAAATATAATGGCTTTACAAAAAGGAACTAATTCATTTGTTAGTGTATCAGAATCTGATGAATATTTTGAAAATAGATTGAACTCAGAAAACTGGTTTGCTAATGATGCGTTAGTAGAACAAGCTTTAGTAACAGCCACTGGAATTCTCGATGACATGGATTGGGGCGGCACGGCTACACCTACTGCCTCATATCCTTTATCGTGGCCTAGAGATATTACATACTATGATAATAAATCAGGCTACTTTACAGATTTAGAAGATGATAGATCTACTATTTCTGAAGGTACTATTCCAGGAGATATCAAAAAGGCTACTTTTGAGTTAGCACTTCATTTATTAAACAATATGAAGACACAAGAGAGTAATGCTTCAGGTGAAAACAAAGTTAAAGATTTAACTGTTGGTGCGGTAAGATTAATATTCGACATAAACAGTGGAGTTAAAAACTTTAAAGAATTACCTGATAGTATTATTAATTTGTGTAATAAATATTTAAATGAAGTATCGTTAACTCAATCACGTGGTGTTCGAGTTAGTGGAGGTGCTTAATGAGTTTTAAAACACTTATAAATAGTAACGTCACTAATGCATTTTCTTTGGTTGGGGATCTAGCTACTGATATACAGTTTACTAATATAACCGTTACTGGTTATGACTTTGGTAATCAAACTGTTAATTCAACAACTATATCTCCTATTACCATCAAAGGTATTATAACTAAAAGTTATAGAACTAATGATGATAAGCCGAGAATAAATTCTGATATAATATTAAAGTCTTCTGATATTGATTCTAAGGTTATTGACAATTATGATTCTGTCATATTTGGCGGTAACACTTATTCAATTAATAAATATGAGGATAATGGTTTTATTATAAATATAGAAGTAGGAAGGGAAAGTTAACATGGCAACAATATCACAACTATTAACGTCTGTTGAGAATCTTTTCACAACTACAGAATGGACATCGCATAATATAAAAGCATTTCCCGCAAACTACCAAGGCGAATTAAACGCTGATGAGTGGGTTCGGGTTAGTGTATTGCCTTTTTCTTCAGAGTTAGTTTTTAACACTGATGTATCTGCTAACGGTCAAGTGGTTTGTCAAATTTTTGTACCCTCGGGTGCAGGAATGAAACGTGCTTACGAGATCGCTGATATATTAAAAAACTTACTAGATCGGAAAGAAATTTCTGGGTATCTGCAAACAACTAATAGCTTTATAACTACAATTGGGGTTGACGCTAAGGATTCAAGTTTATTTAACGTGAATTATACTGTCAATTTCATTTCAATTTAACCACAACAATATAAGGAAACAATACAAATGGCTCTAATAAGTAATATAGGTGCAGGTATTTTTACAACTTTGAAATTCAAAGCTGATTCAACTTACACATTACCTACAGATGACTCTACTCACCAGACTTTCATATCTGGAAGTGGAGACTTTAATGGTTCTACAGAAGTAACTTCAATCAGGGAATTCCCAAGTTTTGGTAAACCCGCTAATATCGTTAACGTTCCTCAGTACGGACAATCAGTTTCTAGTCAAATTCAAGGACAAGCTGATGCCCCTACTATGGAATTCACAGTCAACTATGTACCAAGTGTACATGGTGCTATTCAGGCTCTAGTTCAAGATGGCAATCAATACATTTTTCAGATTGATGTTAAGAACGCTGAGACTGGTGATAACGGTGCATTTTACGTAAAAGGTTCTTTTGCTTCATTTGAAGTAACTCCTAGTTTAACAGACTCTAACCAGGCTACTATAACTATGAGTACTGCAGGTGACTACAAAGGCCCGTTTGCTGACGCATAATAAATAAATTTGTGGTGAGCCTTAATTGGCTCATCACTATCTATACATAAGGATTAATTTATGAACAATAGAAAAGAGTATTTAAAACAATACTGTAAAGAATATAATATTAAAAACAAAAATAGAATATTCAAAATGAAAAAAGCATGGGAACTTAAGAGTAGATATAATTTAACACTAGATCAATATGATCTTATGTTAAAGCAACAAGATAATTGTTGTAAGATATGTAATATACATGAAAGTAAACTTAATAGAAAACTATCTGTTGATCACTGTCATACTACTAATAAAGTAAGAGGTCTATTGTGTATGGAATGTAATACACTTTTAGGCAAAGTAAAAGATAATATAAATACTTTAAATAACGCAATAGATTATTTAAATAATAATAAAGGATAAAATATGAGTGATAATAAATTCGATAAGCCTTTCAACAAATTTTATGTACTGCGTATAACGTCACTGCATATTAAAAAGGCTATCGACACTTCTATTCGTAAAACATACGATAGAATGAAAGATGTAAAAGATAAAGCCGAAGTATTCGAGACATTAGATGTACTACACAAAGTACGTAAGTTAATGGAAGACTTCGAAACAAATAATAAACATTTATATAAAAAGCCTGAAGATAATACGGCTGAAACAAAGGAAGAAAATGAAACACATAAAACTACTTGATATAACTAAAAAGG